CCTTTTGATCTGTTTTAACTGCTCAAGTGAATTAAATCTTTCACCCGACAAGGACATTTGAAGATCTTTGATTTCTCGCGCAGTTTTCAAACCAATTCCCTTGATATGATCTGCAATCATTTGAGCAGTTGCAGAATTAATATTTAAACGATTGTCGGGAGGAAAAGTGCGAGGCTCTTCTTGTGCTGCTTTGTCTTTTACCTGTAACGCCTTAACCTTCTTAGTTGCGGCTTCATCAGGAAGCAATTCAGTTTTGTAAGCAGTGTAGAGGCGACCGTCTTGGTCTTCGACCATGAACCAATCGCCATTGTCCCACTCACTTACGACTTTGACACGAGCGCCTGTCTTTTTGTGCTGATAAAGCATAAGGACCAGAGTTAATTTCTGGTCCTAGTTTAACTTACTCAGCTAACAGTGCGGTTGGGAAGATAAGCTTCAATATCGTCGTAAGCAGGTGCGTCATCCGGCTGGATGTAGCAGATCTAAACGGCGAGATAACCGGTCTTGCCAGCAGCAGAATCAGCGTCAGAGATGTAGATACCGCCGGAAGTACTAGCGTCGTTAGCAGCACCTTTAGCGAACACCTTCAGGGTGGTGCCAGCAGAAGCCGCATAGTAGAGCACGCCGCCGGAAACACCTGCAGCACCAGTAGCGGTGATGAAGGGGTTGGTGCCAAAGGCTTGGCTACCACCTGCGAAGTAAATCTTGGTGGCGGCGTCGCCAGATACAGTAGAGGTCAGGTTGGCCTGGATAGGACCTTCGCCCACACCAGAAGCTGCGGTAGGACCACTGGAATCGCGACCAAAGGAAATTACGTTACCAGTTGCGGCATACACACCAGAAGCAACACGGCCATCGCCCCAGCCAGAAGCAACGGAGATCGCAGTGCGATACACGTAAGCAGGCTGAGTAGCGCTACCGGAGATCACCATGCCGGTGATGTCGGGACGAGTATCGTCTTGACGATAAGGTGAAGGCACAATAACAGTACCAGTCACCAGAGGAGCGCCCGAAGTCTGGGTAACAGCCACGTAACCGCGCTGTTGGAAATAACGATAACCAGGAATAGCCAACACGGAAGTGGGGCCGCCCTTGGAAGCGTTATTCGTGCCATCATCGGTGGTATCAATATTCTTATACCAACCATTCAGAGGCTCAGCCCAGTTGCCTGGGTAGATTTTTTTGGAAGATAAATAAGTCATTTATTTGTCCTTTTGTTTTAAGTATTGCGAAAATCAAACGTCACCGTCGTCAGACACATAGCTGAATGCGGTAGTCACGAAGTCCTTGTTCAGGATTTCGAAACCAGCATACAGTTGCCAAATCAGGATAATGAAGCGGCTGAAGTCATCGTTGTTGTTGATGAGCACCTGAGCGTTGGGACCGCCGATACCAACACCGATCGCCTGAGGACCGAAGAAGTAACCTTGAGCCACTTCCTGAGAAGTGTAAGAGCCACCAGTGCCAGCGAAGGAGGTGGTTACGTTCTTAGTGGGGAAGTTAGTCGACTCGAAGAACTTCACACCTTCGAACTGAACGCCAGTAGGCATCACGGGTTCACCAGCCAGGAAGTAGCCTTGGCCAGCCTGAGGACCCATGTAGAAGCTGGCGTTGTTAGGCATCATGGGATTGCCCATGTACATGCCCTGGCCAGGGTTACCAGCGTAACGAGCGATCTCACGGAAGTCGGGATCACGACGCAGGTGAAGCATGAAGGTAGGATCGCAGATGCAGCGATACAGACCATCAGCAAAGGTCGGTACGTTGCGCTTGCGCAGATCCTTGACAACAGTCAGAAGGTCGGTACGCACCGAGAACTGTTGTACGTCAGCGGTGTACTCAGTGCCAGTGTAGGTGATACGACCGGAAGAATCCTTCGTCTTGCCACCAGGGAAGTAGTAACCACCCTGAGTGGTGGAGGCGGCACCATTGGCTTCTGCTTTGGCGAGTTCATCAATGAACACGCGATCGCGCCAACGGCGGTAGTCGTCAAGCAGCGTCAGGCTACCGATCGACTGGTGGAACATGTTGAGGTTGCCCGTATCCAGCAGAAGGCGCTGGGCTGTGATCAGAGTCTCACGAGCAATCTTGAAGGTCGAAGGCTGAGTAGGATCGCCCGGATCTGCAGGACCAGTGTATTCCTTCAACACCACCAGGACTTTCTCCTTGGTGATGTTACGGCTGTTAGCGGTACCAATCGTTTGATCGGCAATACGCTCACGGCTGTCCTTGGTACCAGGGGTACCCCAGAACTTATAGCGGTCTAACTGAACAGTTTGACCAGGTTGCCGAGTGAAGTCATGAACGACAACAGGCTCGACCGCCATTTCTGCAATGTAAGCAGGGTGGGGGCGGTAGAGCTCCGCACCCAAAATCTTAGGGAAGTCGTTGTCAATAAACACTTTGTTTTATCCTCCAGTGTCGCAGAAAGTGTTGTTATCGGATGAAAGATTCAGACATTAACATGTCTTATCTAACACAAATTTTAGCAGTCCGTAATTCTTTAATTACTAGTACTGCAAAGTAGTCGGATAAATGCTCGCGGAATTACTCGAACCATATCCTTCGGGATTGATCGGCATCTGTGCCTGGAATCCAGGTACACCCATAGCGCCAGGTACAGAAGCGGCTGCTCCACCACCAAGACCGGCAAGAAGTGCACCCGCAGGAACAGCTCCAGCAGCAGCGGTTTTTTGTAACATGCCTGGAGTAATTGCTCCAGCACCTTTGTACGCACCGCGCAATCCTTGAGCAACTTGCTCAAGAGCCTGCATGCGCTTACCACCTTTAGGAACTTTTTCAGCGGCGCCAACGACTGCTTTACCCACGGGCACAACAGCGCCCTGAAGGGTTTTAGTAATGTACGGTGCGTATTGACCGGCCATACGAGCAGCACCTAACGCACCACGAGCGCCAAGTGCCGCAGCGGTACCTGCAACAGCAGCAGTGCCAGGGCCTTCACCTTGATTAGCAAGCATCCCGCCAACCGCAAGACCTGCGGCAGCGGGGATACCATACGCAAGGAGGGGACGTGTTTGTCCCAGGGGTGCCATCGCTTGTTGCATCTGGGGTGCCGGAGCTGCTGCAGGAGCAGCAAAAGGCGCCGGGGCACCACCAAGATTTACATCACCCTGGGGAAAAGCAGTGGCACCATAATAGCGACCAGCATAGCCGGGGAGCATAGAACCCCCTTCAATCTGTGCCGGAGATAATCGACGGCCAACTTTCACGCCCATGACGTCACTCCATTACAAACAGTTTGTTTGCAACAACTTGAGGCTGAGCTTGGTTCAGAACGCGCCAGGCATTCTGCGGATCACGAGCCATTTGCTCCTGGAAGTTGCCCCAGAAGTTTTCAGGCATTTGTTGACCTGCAGCCTGAGGGGGAGCAGGGAATTGACCCATGGCAGGGTTAATTGCTTCAGTGCGATAACCAGGAGTCTCAAGTTCGGTTTCGCTTTCGTACACGGGGTACGGACCTTCGGGACCGAAGAACTTAAGGGTGTAATCACTCAGAACATCGGGATTCGTAAGAATCTCGTTGTAAGCCAAGTTCTCCTGGTGCTCGTTCACCGCAAAGTTTGCGTAACCAGTGATGGCATTAGCGGCGCGGCTTCCCCATGCGACGGCGCTGTCCAGCATTCCCTCCAGATTCAGGGCGTACTGATTCAGGATTGCCGGAGCTTCCAGACCGAACGCGTCCATTACCTGACGTGTTTCGTTGCTTAGCCCCAGGTAATCCGCGATTTGCTCCAAGGAGGGATTCGAGGAGGTTTGGGAAGAGCTGGGCGAGTAAGCCTGGCTGGGATACGAGGTCGGCGCTACCGATTGTTGCGTAGCTGGGCTGCTGACCTGTCCGTAATTGGCCGGGGTAAATTGAGTCGTCTGAGGAGACGGTTGACCCTGGAACGGGGATTGGACTGGTGCGCTCAGCAGGTTCACCACCTTGTTGAACGCCGATTCCCATGGATTGCCCTGAGATTCCGCCGGTTGGGATTGGGGGGCGTACTGAATAGGGGCTGATTGGTAGCTGGGGGCTACCTGAGGTACCGCTTGGGGGTAGCTGGTACCCACTTGATACGCCACTGGTGCCGCCTGAGGAGCCGGGGCCACGTAGCTGCTTGGAGCCACCGCCGGTTGTACTTGGCTCGTCTGTGGGATCGATTGGACGGTAGCGTCCTGCATAACTCATCTCCTTTTGTAAGGCTTCTAAAGTTCGATACAGATATGGGGTTAAATCCAATCTCGGATCCGCAGCCATCGGTAAATCCGGTGATTGCGGGTGAGGGGTCTGCATCATTCCCCCCACAAGACGAGCAAATTGAGAGTATGCACTCTGTAGTTCGCCCACCATCCTGAACGGGAACCCAGATAACATCTCGGCTCTCTCCTCATCCGTCTTAGACGGGAAGAGGTATTTCAGTGCTTCAATGCTATCAACACCTAATTCTTGCAGATTTCGTACCACAATGGAGTTGTTAAGTATATCTTGCGTTGAATCTTCATACACAGGACCCAACCAACGCCATTGAATTGTTACATCTCCGTCTGGAATTAAGCCAAGTACTCCAGGGGGAATCTGCTGCGTACGCAGACATGCCATCATCAATTGCTTGACTTGATCTTCGAACACGCTGACGGCATCGTCATACATACGCAGTTCTTCTTGGGAAGCGTCCTCGGCTGGTTCGATTGGTTTTTCTAAACCTGCCGCCGCAGCAAGTGTTTCACGGAACAAGCGTTCTTCCTGATAAATAATTAGTTCCAAACATCGGCAGACGCCATAGGTATAAATAGAATTAGCTTTCTTTTTAGATGTTGCAGAAACTCGGCCAAACAATGACTTGTATTCAGTAGCCGTTACGCCTGCAGAAATAGAAAGCTCGTCAACACCGCCCAGGGCCGTGCGGATTTCTTCTCGATACTGACGAGCAAAAGCATTTTGGTCACCAGTAATAGCATCTGGAACGATATAACCAACACGATCGTTTGGTTCGAGGTTCGCAATCACGCGTGGCACACGGATCTGTCCGTCAACCCCACGACTGATTGGATCTGCTTTAAAACGAGATTGGCTTAGTGGCCCCAGGCCAGTAAAGCCGGAGTTTGCTGCAATCGATGGACGCTGAACCGTAGCCTCACCACCAGCCTCCATTAAGTCCGTTTTGGGACGAGACGAAAGAAGGGTTGGGTTACCAAAGAACTGCACGTTCTTACGCATGGTGCGAACCATTTCGTCATGCGTGCAAATATGGTTCGCTAACGCATCGAACTCGCCAAAACCTTCAGTGGAGAAACCTTTTGGATTATTAAAAATCTCAACACAGGGGATAAAACCTAGTGTATTGCGAAATGTCTTTGTTTTGCCGGAGACTGCATATTGTGGTTGCTCAAAAGAGATTTCACCTTCTGAGTGGGTTTCAGTGATCTCTTTTCGTTTAATTGAAAGACGAATATATCGTTTTGCACCCTGTCCCATGGAAGCAGGTCCAGTTAAGCTGCCCGCTTGAACTTCCTGTTCAAAACCAAAGCCTCGGCGCACTTTATAGCTGTAGATGATGACAACTTCATCCAACTCGCCATCAACGTTATAGTAAGTGCGATACTCGTGACGACGGAAATAGTAAAGACGATAGTTGTTTTCTGTAGGACGAATATAAAACAGTCCTTGTCCGTCACACAAGAAATAATCCCAGACGGAATCTAGGCGCGTATCAATCTGATTGTATTTGATTACACGGTCAATAAAGTCTTTGCGTTGATTGCCAAAATTATCTTGTGCGGGAAAAAACTCAACCCCCTGGCGGATGCCAAAGAGTTTCATCTGCGCCAGATGAGAGGCGACGATGCCCGTATCAATCATTGACCCACCGTCTTTCTCCAGGTAGGAATCAATAATTTCTTTAAGACGGGCCTTAGCGTCGACAGCCATTGACTATTTCCTTTCCTTAGATACTAGCAGTTATTTAGTAAACAGTTTTAAACATGCCCGCAGGCAACTGCCCCATCTGAGGGCCACCATAAAACTGTGAGTTTGCCAAGCCAGCAACATTACCTATACCGCCCATTACGCCTGCAAGTGGCAACTGCGGGCCGCCACCTGGAGTAATGCCGCGCCTCTTCATTTCGTCTAAAAGCTGGCGATTTTCCGGCATGCTCTGTTGAAGGCGACGGATTTGTTCTTCAGACCTACCTCCCAGAGCTCCCGGTCCACGGGGAATATCAAAACTGGGAGAACCTGCCATCAAGCCTCCAAAAGCTCCGGGGGCATTGTTGCCTGGGGCTCCAGGAACATTTCTCTCGCCCTGGAAAGAAACAGGAGAATAACCGTACATCGCGCTTCTTTTTTCTTTATTTTACTCTTCTAATACTTCGTAACCAGCCGAATCATTGAGTTTAGTGATGATAATTCCTTCGCCACGTACGTCCCAGTTCAAAATATCGCCTTCTTGCCAGCCTAGATCTTCGATAACTTCGTCAGGAAACGTAATGTATTGATCTCCGTTTTCATCTTCCTGAACTTCAAGAATGTAACTCATTTTGACAAAAGCTTTTCCATAAGCTTATCAAGCTTATCGTTGATTTGTCGAAAATTATCATGCATTTCTTTTATCTCTCTTAAGAAATCCACCTTGAGAACGTAGTCCATTGGTAAGCGTTTTAAGTCTTCTTCCAAAATATCAATCCTGCGCTTCTGCGATCCAATATAATTAAAAGATTGCTGAATTTGATCGTTCTGCCTACCAAGAATTTTACTTGCTACCCAGCTGCCGCCTGTAACAGCCGATACAACGGCAGTTAAGCCGATCGCTATGTATTCTGGCCCCATGACACAAAACTTTTTTTTCTAGTCTAGTATTTAATAATCGAGTTGGAGATTTCCTTTTCTCATTAAACCGGTCACAAGCCAAACCAACGCATCGACACAATCGTCATGGCTACTTACACCGAAATTTGTGAGTTCCTCGAAGAGATTTGTGAAGCTCCGGTACCTATTGAAGATGATTTTGCGATCTTCAAACATTCCCATGATTCCACGGAAACGCGCCAACTTATCTGCACGGAAGCCCTTGACTGGGTGCCAAATCAAATTGTAGAGAGCTTCGTCATTGAGGCAAATCCGTTTGAAATCAGCTTCGAGAGAAGCCTGGTACTGGACGGCTTCTGACCAAATGTCACACGTTGAGTAAGTCGGATAGTAATTACCTTTTTCATCACGGCCCAAAATCGACCAGTCATTGAGCAATTCTTTAAGAGCGTCTAGTTTTTCTAGGTTACCCATTACACGTAAACGACGATAGTCAATAATGTGAATTTGATCACCAATACGCCCACCTAAAACCATAACCGTGTAATCATTCTTTTCTTTCGTGCCAGCGGATAGGTCCACTCCAATACCAAGCGCATCAAATTCCGTAGAGATTTCTGCCTTAACGATTAATTCTGGCGCAAGGGAAAGCTCATTTTGTCTAACAATTTGATTCATGTACTGAAAAGAAAAAGAAATAGGCGCCTGTCTCTTCTTTTCTTTTAAATAATCCAACGACCACATCTCCGGCCAGTATGACAATTCCTCCCCTGTTTCGGGATCAGTTTGGATTGCAGAAAGAACAATTTGCGTCCAATTATTCTGCTCGTTGAACGTAGTGGAGTGGATGTCATCATGCCTGAAGCGCGTGCCAAGACAGATAGCACGCCCTCCTTCAAACATGGTGGGAGCAATCACAGCATTCCAGTTGTCCTGCATTGTTTTACGAATATCAGGGTTTGAGATGTCTGCGGCAGATTTGATGGCGTCATCGATCATGACAAGATGCGAACGCTTAGAAGTCACGGAACCCTTCAAGCCTGCTGCGCAAAGCGTAAACTGTTCGTCGCCTGTTACATCAATACCAGCAAATTTGTGATCAATAGACCAATACTCGTTACTGGTGACATTCTTTAAAAGCCGTACAGTTGGGAATACTTCTTGATATTTCTTGCTCTCAATAATTCGTTTAATGGTTGCCGACTTTGAACGAGCGATGTCAACCGTATAGGAGAGATAAAGAATTTGTAGCGGAAGTTTGGCTTGTGTGTGAATACCAATTGCCCAAGCCGTCAAAAGGCCAAGAACTGTGCTTTTGGCTGAACCACGGGGAGCCAGTAGGTCAATGTTGGGACCAGCAATCCGAATAAGACAAGAGCTGTCTTCTTCTGTTACAAAATGACGATGCCAGTTCTTATGATGTTCAGCAGGAGGTTTATCAGCGACATAATCACAGAAATATCCAAAGTCTTCTCTTGCCTTCTCAAGTAAGCCTTCGTTTGGATTCTCTCGGACCTTGTAATTCTTGGAAGCAGCGCGAGCGTTGCGACGGTGGGCGAGATGAATATAAGAAGGCATCTGTATTGTTCAGGGTATACCTGAATACTAGCCTATTTCTTTTTGCGTTTCTGTTCTTGATATTTACGAGCTTTTTCAAGGGCAGCTTTGCGCTTTTCCTTGTCGCTCATCTCCGAGCCGTCTTCTTTCTTTGCTTCTTTCTTTTTGAAGTGCTCCAGAAGCTGTGGAGGCATTTTACCTTTTGTCATTAGAAATTAGGCCTTTGACGATTCATCAATCCTTGTCTGAAGCCTGGACCGGAAATAATACCTGGTCGATTGGCATACATCTCTTGACGACCAGCCGGGCCAGGGGAAGATACATTGGCCTCTCCCATAACCCTAGGAGTACCTTTGAACCGAGCCATGCGCTTAACAGCATCTCCGGCCATTGGTATGTTTTGCTTGGCGCCCATGAAACTTTGTCGCTCCTTTAAGGTTATTCTAATATCCTTTATTCCTCCAACTGCATACGAGACCATACACTAAGAGAAGCCTCTTCCAAGGGAGTCTCGATCGGATCGTCTTTAAAAATAAACATTAACTCACGAATGGCACGGTCGGCGCCAGCCATAATTAATCCTTTGCGATCCTTTGCATTTGTGAACTCTTCTACCTGCGCAATTGCCCCACGTAATTCCTTTTGCATTGATGCAATACGCGCAACACCTGCATCGCGTTTTACCACATCTTCCTCTACGGCTTGACGCAATTTTCTGATATCCTCCTGCATCTCTTCGATTTCATAAAGAAGAGTTTTGCGGTGATCCGGTTTTGGATAATACTTGTTAACCCAAAGATCGCACGCAGTGATACTACCTTCGTAACCAAGGAACCTGGCGTACAGGTAAACCTCAATTACGGAGTAGTTATCAGATGCAAAAGCAGTAAATGATTCTTGGGTAGCTGAATCAAGATTGTCTACCCAATTATCAAAGAGCTCAATATCGATAAGCTCGTTGGGCTTGCTTGTAGTCTCTTGCTTCGTCAGCTTCGGAGAAACGCTGGGCTTGTTCTGCAGAGCCTCTTTGCTCCTCTGCACCTTTACCAATGGTCTCACGTTCTTGTTCACCAGCGGTCTCCATCTTCTTCTTGGAAAACTCGTAGGCCACACCAGCGGCTTGACGATACTTGTCTAGGTCAAACCAGTCGTCATAATTAGTATTGTAATCATCCAACTGTGAACTAGTCATCGTTCATCCCTTTAAAAGGCGGGCCTACAACATCCGTATCAGAAGTTGCCCATCATGCTAGCGAGACCTTGCGAGAAAATCTCACGCTGGCTCAAGCCGGATTTCTGTGCGGCTTGACGCTTTTTAGAAGCTTCCAGCCGGTTGAGGAGCTCTTCAAAGCGATTAATGTCAAAGTCACTAACCGTGCTCATCGGATCGACATTGCTATCAGTCATGATTCAAAACCAAAGGTAAAACAGAAGGATTGCCTTCTTTAAAAATATTATATCAGATTAGTTTAAAGTCAAGACCAGAAGCCGCTGACCAGGTTTGAATAAACAGAAGCATCTCTACTAATTTTGGAAATTTCTTTCTGGCCTTCATTTTTGAGTTTTTGAGTTTCTTTGTCAATTTCACCTTGAAGATTGGTAAGGCCAGCACTATACAAAAACTGGCGACTATCGCGAACATTCTGTAACTGCTCTTCTAACTCAGCGGCGGTACCGGTGAAGCTATCACCAAAAGACGGCATGGCGACGCCAGTGCGTTTGGCAAGGTCGCCAGCAGCGTCTCCACCCATTGTGGGCAGAAGATTTGAAGAGAAATTAAACGTTCGTTGCCCGGTTTTTTTACCGGCTTCGTCAACTGTTTGTTTACCGAACTTGGTGTCGTAATAATTATCGAGATAACTTTGGTTGTATTTGTCTTGATACTCAGTACTTTTATAGAGAGAGTCTCTAAGTTCTTGATTGGAAGTGTAATATCCTTGCTGGAAGCGCTCCAGGGCTTTTGATTTCTCTTCCTCGGTTGCCTGTCGGCCCAAGATTTCCTCATAAGCGGCACCAACGGCAGTAGAACGCCGTCCAGGGAGGAGTTCCTGTGTATAAAGACTACCGAGCTCAGCAATATCACCTTCAACAGGCGACATGTCATATTTAAGTGCGTAGTCACGTAACCGTGACGTGGCGTCTTCGTATCCCAGAAGACCTTGTCGCAGCTGTTGTTCAATACCTGTTTTTAAAGAGCCGTAACCAGCTTGTCCAGCTAATTTACGTGCGTTTTCTGCAGCTTCTCGATCTAAACGCTCTCGTTCGGCTCTTGCATCTGCAATAGATTCTTTGGATTGTTGGTATTGCAAAAACTTTGCAAATGTATCATCCGGAGGTGGAGATTTGTATTCAACCCTTGTGCCGCCGCCGCCCATAATCTTAACCCGCCAATGCTTCTATGTTAATACGCTTAATTGGACCAAACATACCGGTTGGTTGGGCCATGTATCCCGCAATCGTTTCTTGAAGGCGTCCCATGCGTTCTTTACGAGACAGTTCACGGGCTTCAGGTGACAATTCAAAGGCAGTTTGCCAGCGTGCCTGTTCACGTCCTAAACCCATCTGCTTGGGGAGAAATTCAGCAAACTCTGAACGCTTGGCCGCAAGTTGACGACCAAACTCAAGGTCAGCTCCAGTGCCAGCACCAAAGATGGTGTTGAACATCCCCATCCCGAGATTACCCTTCTGAATCTCTCGAGCGTTTCGAATAGCATCAGCTTGCGCCGCCATTTGGGCATTGGCAATGCTGGCTTGGGTCTCCGCTTGGTTACGAGCTCCAATCGCTCCAAACAAACCTTGGAGGCCCATGCCAGCGGCGGTAATACCAGCTGAGAGTGGATCAAACATACCAGATGATTTACCAGAGGAACTTGAACTGGTGCCACCAACCAAGGGTTGATCTAATGCAAAACCAGTCTTCCACCAATCCATTTATTCTACCTCAACTAAAGTAACGATACTGCTGGACACTTGCACCAGGTGCTCGGATCTCAGGGAAAGAGGCAAGAGTATTTGAATAAATCTGTGGAATTTGACTCATTCCTTGATAGAACATTGCAGCTCCAACCGGACCGCCAAAAGGATTAACAGCAGTTGCAATAGATTCCGGAAGTTTGGCCAATGTATTAAACATTAAACCAGTTTTTGCTTTTTCAAAAGCGTCTTTCCGCGCCATTTCAAGCTGAGCTTGCATGCCTTCTGGACTACCTGCCCAGAT